CAGTTGGAAAAATAAAAATGAAATTTGATAAAAATAATTTATGTTATTATATTGATGAAAATATCGGTGGTAATTTTGTTAAACTATTTGCAAATGAAAAACAAGGAATAACGGTTTCAAATAGTTTTCCAGCAAAACATTTTGTTGAGGTCAACAAAAAGATAGAACCAGATATTGTTAACGGAAAAGAACTAATATCTTTTAGCGAAAAGATGCGACAAAAAAACGTACCATTTTAACGGTTCTCGGCTTTGTGCAGGTGGGGCATCAAGGCTCAAAAGTTCAACCCACTACTAAACTCAATTAAAAGAACAAATGATGAATATAGCAGATAACCCCCACTTGCACAAAACCGCTGTTAGCTGCTGCCTTTATTGATTAACTTTTAAAAACAAGTATAAAATGAAAAAAGAATTTGCAATCAGAACACTGAAAAGAATTAAAGAAATTCAAGAAACATACCACAAGTTAAAGGCTTTGGGTGTTGATTTAATTGACTATGAAAACGGTGTCAATTTACTGGAAGAAAGTGTTGCGTTGTTGTTTGTCAAAGATGAAAAAAACTTTGAAAAGGCACTTAATGATGTCCAATGGTGGCTTTATGAAAACGTAGATAAAATAATAACGCTTGGCGACAAGTCTAAAGTAGATGTCAATACACCCGAATCCTTTATTGATTGGCTCGAAAGGTGGTATGATATCGTTTAGGGTTGCAGCTAACTAACATATAAAAACCTTTATTTTACTTTAAACTAATTAAACTAAAACATGGATGAACTAAACCTAATTTCAGCAAGTGTAAAGCTGAATAACGTATTCTTGAAGTTAAAACTATCACTTGAAGAAATACAAGAAAAACACGGAAACAGAACAGATTTAATTAATTCTATGGAGCGAACTATAATAGATTTAATGGAAGTTAAAGCTACTTATTCAACACTAGAAAAAGAGTTTAGGTCTGCTGTTTCAAGTCAATACAGATTAGAGCATCAAAATATGGATTTAAAATTTAGAATCAAAGATTTAGAAAGTCAATTAAAATTTAAAAACGTTGAGTTATGACTAGAGAGAAGAAGTGCCAATTAGCAATTGAAAAAGGTTATACATACGACCCTGAAACTGGATTAATTTATAATAGGTTTGGTAAAATAGTAGGTAGAAATCATTTTGGATATATAAAAATAGCTCTGTATTTAAATAAAAAACAATATAATTTAATGGCGCATCAATTTGCTTGGTATTTTATAAACAAAGAATGTGTTGAACAGCTCGATCATATTAATGGAATTAAAGACGATAATAGAATTTGTAATTTAAGAACTGTAACTTGTCAACAAAATAGTTTTAATAGGACAACTGCAAAAGGATATAGTTTTAAAGCTAAAAAAAATAAATATGAATCAAGTATTGTTCTTAACAATAAATATATCTATTTAGGTTTATTCAACACCGAAGAAGAAGCACGTAAAGCATATTTAGCAGCTAAACAAATATATCACGTAATATGAGTTGTAAACCACTAAAAAAAATTACAGAGCCAATTTCTATAAAAGTTGAATTATCTTTTCAATATGACAAATTAAGGTTATTATTTAATAACAATGAAAAACATGAATTTGTAAAGGGATTTAAATACTGCATGGATATAATTTTACATAAAATAGAAAAAGATGAAATGCAAAAACTGTAAGAATAAGTTTGAGCCTATACGCTTTAATCAAAAATACTGCTTAGAATCGGAGTGCGTTCGTGTTTGGGTAGAATCTGAAAAGGCTAAACAATGGAAAACAAAGAAAGCGAAAGCAAAGTTAGATTTAATGACTTTATCAGATTATCTTAAATTAGCTCAAATAACGTTTAACAAGTACATAAACCTACGCGATAAGGGTAAACTATGTATAAGTTGTCAAAAACCCATTACAGGGCGTGTAAACGCTTCGCATTTTTGGAATGCAAACAACCATTACAACGTTCGATTTAATGAAGATAACGTTCATAGCTCCTGCATTACTTGCAATCAATTTTTGTCTGGTAATCTTTTGGAGTACAGAACGCGATTAATTGAAAAGATAGGGGAGCAAAGATTTAATATTTTAGAATCAGAAAGTAAGAAAACACGAAAATTTACCATTGAAGAACTAAAAGAAATAATAAAAGAGTATAAACTAAAAATCAAACAACATGAAACCGACTAAAGAAATGGAAAAGAAACTACTAGCATTGTGCGGTGTGTTACCTGTACTCGCTGATTTTATCGAAGATTTAAACATGGAACACGTTTTTACAAAGAACATCAAACGTAAAGCGAATTTGTTACTTGAAGAAATCAGAAAGACGGATGAAGGTATTTTAAAACATACAACAATAGAAAGCCAAACACAACAGATAGACATTCAAATTGCATTTAGGCAATGGGTGCAAGAAAATTTTAATTAAAAAAAAGTTAAAAAGATATTGTTATTCAATAAAGAATAGTTATATTTGTCAAACAATTAAATTATACGTTATGAAACATTTATTTAAAGCATTGGCAGACTTTCAGCAGGAAGTGCCAGTAATTCACAAAGGAACGCAAGGCTACGGATATAGCTATGCGGATTTACCTAAAATCTTTGAGGTAATAAATCCATTACTTAAAAAACACGGATTAGGATTTACTCAGTTAATCAATGGTCAACAAATAGTTACCGTGTTATTCCATTGCGAAAGCGGTGAAAGTATTGAAAGCAAAACTGATATACCAATGATTCAGTTAAAAGGAATGAACGATTACCAAAGTTTTGGATCGGGAATAACTTATTATAGACGTTACTGCCTTTCAACTATTTTAGGAATCGTAACTGACAAAGACACGGATGCAGCTGGTGAACAAGTAAAACCCGTAAACACGGAAAAGAAACCTAAAATAGAAGGTGAACGCTTTTTAAAAGCTATTGAAGCAATAAGAGCAGGTGAATTTACCGCAGAAGAACTACAAGCGAAGTTCGATTTAAACGAAGTACAAAAGAAATCATTGTTATTAATTAATCAGTAACCAATATAAATAAATATATGTTTAATACAACAGCAGCACCAATGGCGAACAATAGTAACCACGTGCAACAAGCAAAAGAAGTAAACAAGGTTTACAAAACAAACAATTTGTCAATGTTCAAACAAATTGACGGAAACAGAATTCCAAATTTACAACACGTAAAGCGATTAGCAGATTCAATTCGTGTTTATGGAATGAAATGTAATCCAATTTTAGTTAATGAACGAATGGAAGTAATTGACGGACAACATCGTTTAATGGCAGCCAAAGAAGCTGAATCATTTGTTTACTATATTATCGTAGATGGATATTCACTTAATGAAGTTCATACGCTTAATCTCAACCAAAAGAATTGGACTAAAAAAGATTTTATGGAAGGTTATGCAAATATGGGAATTGAATCTTATATTAAACTACGTGACTTTGTAAAAAAGAATGACGATTTTACTTTTAATGATTGTATTGCATTATGTCAAAATACAGGAAGTGGAAGTTCACGTTCATTATCAGTTCAAACATCATCTGCTAAATTAGAATCTAAAACATTACAAATTTTTGAGCAAGGAAGTTGGAAGTGCGGAGATATGAATTTAGCTCAAGATATGGCTAATAAAATTAGAATGATAAAAATGTATTATTTAGGATATAATAAAATGAGTTTTGTTGGAACAATGATGACTTTGTTTAATAATACAAATTTTGATTTTAATGAGTTTATGCATAAGTTAAGACTACAACCAACAGCATTAGTTGATTGTGCTAATCGTGAGCAGTATAAAACTCTTGTTGAAGATATTTATAATTATAAGAGTAGAAATAAAATAAGCCTTCGATACTAATGAAAATCCGAGCATCGCAATTAGGTAAGATAATGACTTCCCCAAAAACCAAAGGGGAAGTTTTATCCAAGACTTGCAAAACATATTTGCAGGAACTTGCAATAGAAAACACTTACGGAATTCGTAAAGAGTTTTGGAGTAGATACACGGACAAAGGAAACGAATGCGAAAACGAAGCCATTGAACTTGTTAACGATGTTTTGAATTTAGGTTTTATTTACAAGAATGACGAGAATCTAAACAACGAATGGATAACAGGAACACCTGACGTAAACACGAATGAGATATTACTCGATGTTAAAACAAGTTGGGATGCTACTACATTCCCGTTTTTTGAAGATGAAATTCCAAACAAAGAATACTATTATCAATTACAAGGTTATATGTGGTTAACTGGAAAGACGGAAGCACTTTTATGTTATTGCCTTGTAAATACACCTTTTCAGATAGTAGAAGACGAAGTTAGGCGCGAACATTGGAAACAAGGGTTAATAGATGAAAGTTTAGATGTAAGGGACTTTGTTCAGAAGAAACATAACTTTGACCACATACCAAAAGAAAAACGCTTAAAAGTCTTTAAAATAGCAAAAGACGAAGAAGTAATCGAAAAGATTAAACAACGAGTAGAAGAATGTAGAGAGTATTATAACAATTTAATAGAAAATTTATGAAACAAACAGCAGTAGAGTGGTTAAAAGAGATATATGACTCTTGTAATACTTATGAGAAATTTATAGCAAACATTGATTGGGAACAAGCCAAAGAAATGGAGAAGGAGCAGATAAAAGATTCTTTTGTGGAATGTTGGAAATCAAATGTGCCTGATGGTATAGAATGCAAATTAGACGCAGAACAATACTACAACGAAACCTTTAAATCAGAATAAGATGAAACAGACAGCAGTACAAACACTCATTGAAATATATTACGGCAATGAGGGGCAACTAACAATTAAAGATTTAGAACAAGCCAAGCAAATGGAAAAGGAGCAGAGAATAAGAGATATTGACTTTGGTCACGGAATACCAAGTAATGTAAATATAAATTACGAGGAATATTTTAAATTAACCTTTAAATCAGAATAAGATGAAAGAACTAAAATTAATGGGTTACTATATTAACTCAACACGAGAAGACCAATTAGTGCAAATCAAAGATTTACAACGTGGGCGCGTGTGGTACGAAGTAATCAGACAAACCGACTCAAACACAATAACAGATTTTGTATGTACTGAAGAAAGATTTAAAAACCTATATATCCCAAGAAAATGAGTAAAACAAGCGTAAAAAGTAAAATTGAAATCCTTAAAGCATGGATTGAAAGTATTAACCCAAAATCAATTTATGAAAGACAGCATCGTTAAATCGGTAATTAGTAAGTTTCAAGAGCGTTCTAACGTAGGAATACAGAAATACGGAACAACACTAGACAGAAACGATTTAACACACTTAGAATGGATAAACCATGCACAAGAAGAAGCTATGGATTTCATTCTATATTTAGAAAAACTAAAACAAATAAATAAGTAAACATGGAAAAAAGAGACAACAGCGGAGCGTTATTTACAAACGACAAAAGAGAAAAAGAAACGCATCCACACTACCAAGGAAAAGCAACTATTAACGGAGTTGATTATTACGTTTCAGCATGGGTAAAAGACGGAGCAAAAGGTAAATTTCAATCATTAAGTTTTAAACCAGTTCAGGAACAGCCTAAACAAAAACAAGGATTTGATGACTTTTTAAATAACCTATGATAGAAAGTAAGATACTAAGCAACGTAAACGATATAACGCGGAATTTGATTAATGATTATATTCATAAACACGGAATAACATTAAACGCATTTTCTAAGTTAGTCGGAATAAACCAACCTATCTTATTTAAATTTGTGAACTACAAAAAAAATGTTAGCACAAAAACGATTGAAAAGGTAGGTAAATTCTTTAATAACTGAGGTTCGGCAAAACCAAATTAGAGGGAACGTAAAAAACTCCCTCTTTTTTTGTTAGATATTATTCTTTTTAGTATATTTGCATAAACAATTAAACTTAGAAATTATGAAAGATTTATTTTACAGCTGCGAAGAGTGTGACGGTTGGGGATTCGTAACCATTGATTTAAACGATACTCATATTCCGTACGAACAAAATCCTATTGAATACGAGTGTATGTCATGTTGTGGTAAGGGAAAAGTTCTACATGAAGACGAATATCAAATGAAACTAGACGGAGTTAACGAAATGATTGAAGGTATGGAAACACGGATTGAAGGACTTTCAAGAATAGTAATGAAGGCTAAGAACCCTAACCCATACGTTGAACGTTTAAAAACTTTGTCCTGTGGTTTATACCGATTAAAAAACTATAAAATAAAATTGCTTAATTTAGCATAAAAAAAGCATGGAGTTAATTTTATTGTTAGCGGTTGCATGGTGGTTAGTCAGTTTTGAGCCTTTGCAGTTGTTTATTGACCATATTTTCAGGCAGTTCCCTATAACAAACCTATCAAACTACATACATTCAAGTTTGGGTTGTTGGAAGTGTTCTTCATTTTGGACTATTTTAATATATTCAGGTAGCTTTAAGTTTGCTTGTTTAGGCGCATTAACAGCATTTATAATTGATTTATGTTTGAACAGACTGAACTCGAAGTAATAAACGAGATTATTAACGCCACAGAGGTGGTGAAATACTCAAAAGTAAGTCTGAATAGACTAAAAAAGATTAAAGAGGTTAAAACAAAGAAAAAAGACGGTGAGTGCTTTTGTTCAAATGTTCGTAGGCGTGTATGGTTTAAAGATTTTGTCAGTTGGTTTGAAAGCAATTCTTGATAAATACCTGTCGAAGCATTACGAAGACGTACGAAAATACACTAACTATTTTTTAGTGCGTATGAAAAGCCGAATAACTGCGGACGTAGTGATTAACAACAGCTACATTTATTTAGTTGGATTAAAGACTGACATAAAGACGGAAGAGCAAATGAAAGCATATCTGTTTAATACGATAAAAAAGCAAATAATTTGGAATACGAGCCAGTCAAACAAAGACGAGCATATTACAGCCTTTGAAAACACGAACGTACAAGAAGCTGAAGATAACACCGATTTACAGGATAAAATAGAATTAGAACGTAAATACCAACTTCACAAATCATGTATAGAGGTTTACAGAAACAACATTGACGATAAAATTAAGTTATTAATATTTGAAGCATACTATGACAAAGGTTACAGCACAGCCAGAGCAATGGGTAAATATTTCGACCTACCATTTACAACTGCGCATTTTTGGATTAGAGAAATAAAGAATGATTTACTTATAATTAAGAAACAGCATGAGAATTAAAGACGAATATAAAGGCAAAACGATTGTAAAATACAATTCAATCATGGGAGAGCAAAGAATAATAGTTGATAAACTAGATATTACCCGCTTTTCCTATTATCAATCAATTGGACTTGGTTATATTTTTGAACCTGAACCAATTAATTACACAGGAATAGATGAAGAACCGAAGCCAGAACCTAGAAAAAGACGAAAGAAAAATGGATAAAACGCAAAAAGTAATAGATTTTATAAACTCAATCTCAGCTAAACACCTAAACAAGAATAGAACTAAGATTGAAATACCAATAAGTGAATACTACAACCTATTACAGGGAGTTAGACAATTAATAAATGAGAAATAATGCCAAAACCTAAACTAATAGAAACACCCGAAAAACTCTATTCATACTTTGAAGAGTATAAACAATACATAAAGACGAACCCAAGAACTATTGACAAAGCACTACAAAGCGGTAAGATAGCAAAAGAAACACTTAGAGTACCTCTAACAATGGACGGTTTCGAAGTATTCTGCTACCAAAAAGGCTTTACCGTTGAACATTATTTTAGAAATAGTAATGATTCTTATGGCGAATATTGCACTATCTGCTCATTAATAAAGAAAGAAATACGCGCTGACCAAATAGAGGGCGGTATGGTAGGGCAGTACAATCCATCAATCACTCAGCGTTTAAATAACCTAACCGAAAAGACTGATATCACAACTGATGGCAAAGGAATCAACGAAATAAAGGTTAATATTATTAAACCAAGTGACACAAACGAAAACGAAATGTAAATGCATCTACGGGGTGAGTATTCCCAAAATATGCAAAACGTGTGCAAATGGAATTAAATTCTACTATTATATTTGAAAAAAACTTTAACGCGCTCCAAAATAAAGGGGTGCGTTTTGTCATTAATGAGGGCGGAAGCCGATGTTTCTCAGCTAATCAATTAGTAAAAACTATAAATGGATTAAAACCAATTAGCGAAATACAGAAAGGCGAAACCGTATTTTCATATAATGAAGAAACAAAACAAGTCGAACCTCAAAAGGTATTGATGCAATATGAAAGCGAAAACGAAAAAAAATGTTTGCGTATTAAATTAAAAAATGGTCAAGTGATAGAAGCAAGTGAAGACCATAAATTTTATTTCGAAGGTGGATGGGTTTCTCTAAAAAATATTGTATCTTCATGGAATGAAATGGATAAAAATAAAAGACTTTAGCTTGTATGAAGCAAGTGAGGATGGTCGCATACGTTCGACTAATTACAAAAGAACTGGATTAATGAAGGATTTAAAACCAGCAATTAATAAACAAGGTTACCCAGCTACAATGTTATTGCGTGACGATGGTAAATATTGTTCAAAGCCTATTCATTATTTTATTACGTTGGCATTTTACGGATACCGAGAAGATGGTTTAACGGTTAATCATAAAGACGGTAATAAGCAAAACAATAGTATTTCTAATTTAGAATATTGCACACGTTCAGAAAATTGTCTTCATGCAGTTAGAACTGGTTTATGGGAAATTAAACACGGGAGCAAAAACGGAAATAGCAAATTAACTGAAAGCGATGTTATAGCAATTAGAAAACACGCAAATGAAAATGGTCGTTATTACGGAAGAAAAAAGTTAGCAGAACAATACAATGTTTCGGAAGCTCACATAAAAGATATAGTTACAAAAAGACGGAATACATGGAAATACGTGTAGAAGACATAGAAAGCGTTGAGTCGATTACGCTAAGCAAAACGTATGATTTAACTGTTGAAAATAATTACAACTATTTTTTAGAAAACGATATTTTAGTTCATAACAGTTCAAAAACTTATTCGCTTTGTCAGTTGCTAATCGTTTACAGCTTACAAAACCCTCAAAAGGTAGTTAGTATAATTAGAAAGACTTTTCCTGCGTTACGTGCAACCGTTATGCGTGACTTCTTTGAAATACTTAAAGACCTAGAAATATATTCAAGTGAACGCCATAACAAGTCAGAGCATATCTACACGTTTGATAATGGTTCAATAGTTGAATTCTTTTCAGTTGACGATGAACAAAAGATACGAGGGCGTAAACGTGACGTTGCATGGTGTAATGAAGCGAACGAATTGTTTTACGATGACTTTACGCAGCTGAATATGCGTACCGAGTTTAAACTGATATTTGATTACAACCCGTCCGAGTCTTCAAGTTGGCTTTACGAGTTGCCAAAAGACGAAAGCACGTTAATTAAATCTACTTACAAAGACAATCCGTTTTTACCTGACAGCATTAAAAAGCAAATTGAAGACTTAAAGCGTACTGATGAATCATTATATCAAATTTACGCACTAGGTGAAAAGGCAATTAGCAAATCCAACATTTACTCAAATTGGAATTTCTTAAATCATAGACCTTCAAAGTTTGTTAATTACGTTTATGGGTTGGACTTTGGTTATAACCACCCCACAGCATTGGTTCGGGTGTACTGGGTGGATAACGATATATTCATTGAAAAGGTAATTTACGAAAGCTATTTAACTACAACGAACCTAATCGACAAAATGAATCAGTTAGGCGTAGAAAAACACGTAACGATATTAGCTGACTATTCGAGACCTGAAATAATAGCAGAAATGAACAACGCAGGGTTTGACGTTCAGAACGCGAATAAGGTAGTTAAAAAAGGGATTGATAACATTAAAACTTTTGGTGTATTTTGCGAGGATTCAAAAGAGATTAAAAAAGAATACGACAATTATAAATGGAAAAAGGTCGGGGACATAATCACGGATGAACCCGTAAAACTATTTGATGATGCTATGGATGCTATTCGTTATGCAGTTACTCATATTAGACAAGAATATTACACTGACGATTCTTACTTCGCATTCTAAACATAAACACGGAAAAAATTAATATAGTCATGGCTTACCGCGAAAGACAAAAGATTAGTCAAATGACCCCAAAGGGTTCTGATTTATCATCTACAGATTTAGTTGAAGTTAGCGTTTTAGAAAGTGGTTCGTATGTCACTAAGTCAGTAACAGGTCAACAAATAATTAATTCAGCATCGGGCGGTTTTGTTCCGTATGTTGGAGCAACGCAGGACGTTGACTTAGATACTAACAAAATAAGCGCACGTTCGGTTTATATTGAGGGAACAAATGGAGCAGGTCATTTACATTTAAAGCATCAATCAATAGATGCAACTGCAACAGGTCAAAGTACTTCTTTATATGCGAATGGAGACGGAGATTTAAAGTGGAAAAATGATAACCAATATTATACAACTTTAAAAACTTCAGATAATAATGCTAACCGTGTTTATACATTTCCAGATGCAGACTGTACATTGGCGCGTCGCGATGTTCCTATTAGTGTTTCAAATGTAAATTACGAACTTGTATTAACAGATAATGGTTTATTAATAGAAATGAATTCAAGTTCTGCATTACAATTACAAATACCTACAAATTTAAATGAACCATTCCCAATAGGTGCGCAAGTTTTAATTAGCCGATACGGAACAGGTCAAGTTACTATTGTAGGGGATACTGGTGTTACGATTCGTTCAAGTGGAGGGAAAACGAAATTAGCTGCTCAATATGCAATGGCTACTTTAATAAAACGCGGAACAAACGAATGGTATTTAGCTGGAGATTTAACAACTTAAAATAAAAACAAATGTCAACAAATTTAATGGGCGAATTAGTAGCCAACAAAGGAACGTTTATCTTAAACAACACAACTGAAAAAACAGCGGTTATAGATATGATTGTAGTTTTAGAAGATACGGTTTTTGCTTCAATTAAAATAGCAGGAACTGACGTAAAGACGGATTATATCGGAACACCTGCAACTGCGGTAAAAGCGGGAGCTATTATAACACCAACTGCGGATTTACAATTTAGCGGTGTTGATTTAACTTCGGGTAGTGTAGTACTTGTATTGGGTTAGTCATGTACGGTTACGGAAATAGTATGTTTTTAGCAACACACGGAATATTAGCAAGGTCAGCAAGTGGTGGTGGAGTTGACCCCGATGCACAAGCATTTATAACAGCGGCTGCAATAACTAACCCTACTCAACAAGCGGCTATTAATACTTTGGTAACTGATTTAAAAGCATATTCAATTTGGACAAAGTTTAAGGCAATATATCCAATAGTTGGAGGCGTAGCTTCGTCACATGCCGTTAATCTTAAAACTCCTGGAACTTTTAATTTAAGTTTCACTAATGCATGGACGCATTCATCAACTGGAATGACGCCAAATGGAGCAAGTGCTTATGCAGATACTGGCTTTAATCCTTTGACTCAATCTTTACCAAGAAATAGTGCTTCACTGGGCGTTTACAATAGAACAAATACTGTAAATGCTGGTGGGCATGGTCAAAGAGTATCTAATAATTTTGAACTATTTGACCCATGGAGTGATAACAATGTTTATTGCTATATAAATAATGGCTCGAGCGGATTTAGTTTGGCTGTTCCAAATTCTTTAGGTTTAATACAAGGGTCAAGAACATCATCGACTGCAATTGCAATAAGTAAAAACACTACTATATCTAATGGTAGTTCTTCAACCACTGGAGATTCTAATGGTAATTTATGGATTGGAGCAAGTAATAATGGCGGAACAGGAACATTTTTTAACAACCGACAAATTGCATTTTTCTATATTGCAGAAGGATTTAATAATACAGAAATGCAAAACATTTACACAGCAGTACAAGCATATCAAACAACTTTATCAAGACAAGTATAATGGAAGGTCGAATAGTAACAAACCAAACAGCAGAAGATTTACAAGGTGTATTCTTTGATGCTGACACTTTTTTTAATTTCGTTCAAGATATTAACGATGTATATTTTTTATTTTTAAGCGAGCAAGATGAAGCGGATATTGC